CTAAATATAACAGCAGAGGATATTTTACATGGCTCAACAGATAATTAACGTAGGTGCTGCACCCAATGATGGTGCAGGAGATCCTATTAGAACAGCATTTACAAAGTGCAATAACAATTTTGGTCAACTTTATAGCCGTGTGCAAGTTAATCCTCCGCTCACAGCAGTAGGACAAATTGGCGACGAAATTGGCATGTATGCGTTTGATACCGATTGGTTTTATGTCTGTATTGAAAATTATGACGGAAGCACATCTATTTGGCGTCGTGCAACCGTAGCACCTTGGTAACTATACCGTGTGCATAACAGCCAAAATATTATTTTGTTTGCATATTTGAAACATAAATATTGTGTGCTAAATTAGGACAATTTATGACCAGTGCAATTAACCCAAACAACATCGACGGTGCTTACCCAGTAGCCGGACAAGACAATAATAGTCAAGGTTTTCGTGACAATTTTACCAACACCAAAACCAACTTTCAGTATGCCAAAGACGAAATCACTGACCTTCAAAACAAGGTTGTGCTCAAGGCTGCACTGACCGGCGGCAGTTTGAACAACAATATGCTGGGATCTATTCTTAGCAATGCTCAGTTACAAGACATGAGCGAAACACGTGTGGAGCTGGGCACCTTGTCAGGCACAGTCACTATCAACTACGCTGCCGGCAGTTTACAAACTGTTATCACCAATGGTCCTATCAGTTTAGCATTCACAAATTTTCCAGCAGCAGGAGCAGCCGGCACGGTGGCAATCACTGTGACTGTGAGCAACGTTGCTCACACTGTGACATTGCCAGCGGCAGTGTCAGTCAACAACACCGGGATTCAAGGTTTGGCGGCCAACGTAATAACTTTTGCAGCCACCGGAACTTATACCTTTGTGTTCACTACCAGCGACGGTGGGTCAAGTATCACGGTCAACGAAACCAATCAGCGATTGGCTCCATTCAATGCCACTGCCGAAGATTTGGCTCCCAGTGCTGCCGCCAGTTTGGCATTGACAGCCAGTTACTTTAGCACAGCGGCAGCAGAAACTGCTACTTTGGCAGCAGGAACAGCTGGTCAAATCAAAACATTTGCTATGTTTGCAACCAGTGGCAACATGGTCATTACTGTGACCAATGCAGGATGGAAAACATCTGGCACAGGCACCATGACATTTAGTACCATTGGGCAGGCCTGCATTTTGCAATATATCAACAACAAATGGTTCTGTATTGGCAACAACGGTGCAACATTTGCCTAACCAAAACGATTGACCTTACGTGTTAATTGTTGTACAATTAACCTATGGAACACCCGTTAATATCCAATCTAGATGATCTTACACTAGATCAACTGACCGAAAAAATTACCGAGCTCAACAAAAAGCTAGCCATAGCCATGAGAACAGGTAATTTTCATGTATGTAATCAAATCAGAATGGCCATTGAAAGCTATCAAAATAGCTACAACGAAAAAAGTCGTCGCGGGTCTGGCGGTGCTTTTGATGAGGTGATTGATATTTCATGAACGTTAGATTAGAATACAACATGTCATTCACTGCTGGTGTGTATTGGGACGACCAATTGCTGATGAATCGCTATTTGATCAAACTTTACATGATCACCAATTCATCCAATGCTACCGTGCAAAATATTGCTTACGAACGTTTGAAATATTTTGTTTACGATCAAATGTCCAACACAATATTTGTCAACAGCGAACACCAAAAAAAATGCCAGGCACTGATAGCGGCTGGTCTAAAAATCACTACCATGCCAGCTGAGCCTGTTGACCAATTGATCGGTATCATGCTATACTCCAAGTTAAATGCTATCATGGAAGACAACATTATTATACACGAAGTTGAAATCAGCAGCGAGCTCGGCGAAAGCATGATTTACTTGCACAGCTCAGAAGAAAACCTAGGGCCATTCACTGAACCCGGATGGTGGCATGAAGCTGATCACATACATTGTGATTGGAGTTTGATTGACAATGAAAAAATTGTTGCCATGCATCAGCCTGGGGCCTGGAGAGAGTTGGATTTGGCCTGGCCGGATCAAGATACCGACGGCGACAACAACACTGTGATGTTTACAAAATTTGTACAAGATGAAACAAAATAAATTTGGAGAAATGGTTTTTTCAGAAACAGATGTTTGCGACTTGCTGATGCAAGGGCATGACTTGTTTAGTTTTGATCAAATCTCCATTGATCACACTGTGGATCTTGACAAGATTAAAAATGTAATGTCAGATTTGCCCAATTTTAAAATGTGTGCAGAGGATCAAACATCTCCGCAACAATGGCACAAAGCACAACAGAGCAACTGGCACATGCCTGACGAATTTAAAAATCTTGACATAGCCGAACATGTGTTGTCGTTGTGTGACACTCAAGAAGAATTACAACGTTGCGGACAAGAACTTTTGTTGTTTCAAGAACGCGAACTGTTTGATCTTTTGAAATATCTTGCATATTTGGTAGCAGTGATGAAATCAAACGGCATAATTTGGGGAGTGGGGCGAGGCAGCAGTGTGGCCAGTTATGTGTTGTACAAGCTAGGAGTGCATAGAATTAACAGCATGTACTATGATTTAGACCCGCTGGAATTTTTGCGTTAAATACACGCACATATTGAATAAGGAATACTATGAGCAAAAAAATTTACAAAACGGCCATGGGCAAAACAGTTGATCTTGGCAGTTTGATATTACAAAATGAAGGTGTGAGAGCTGTGGGCAACATGAATGTGAATGCTCGAGGCGATGTGTTGGACAGTGCCAATCGAGTAATTGATAAAAAAAATGCACAGATTCAAAGACAGAACAATCGTCAAGTTCAATCCAATGTTCAAGATACACCCATACACACTGGCACACGGCAAGCCAAGGCAGCACAGGTCGCAATCAAAGAAGTAGTTGAAACAGTGTTGCCAGACTTGGCAGAGTCCGCTCCAGAAGATTCTCCCGCAGTCAAAGGCGGACTGGCAGGTGCATTGACCAAGGCCGCCAAGACATCATGACCAAACCTGCTTTTGCTCCACATCAATTAAGTAAAAATCAAGTACGAGCCATTAAAAAAGATATCATAATCACAGACATGGTGTTTGATGAACGTATCAGCCGCGGTGGTATCATACTGCCCAATGACAATGGAACCAGCAAAGGAATCAGACCCAGATGGGGCAAAGTGTACGCAACTGGTCCATTGCAACAGGATGTTCGAGTTGGTCAGTGGGTGTGTGTGGCACACGGTCGGTGGACACGAGGACTTGACATTGAAGACGAATCTGGCAAGCGTACCATACGAAAAATTGACCCCAAAGACATACTGCTAATCAGCAACGAACAACCCTTGGACACCACATTTAGTAGTGCTATTCATGTGGACAAAAAACCTTCCGACATGTTGCACAACTAAACATGGGATTTCGTAGTCCTGATTTAGATCCAGCGTATCAAAGCATTAGAAAATCCATGATTGAAATTGTCAGTGGTCACAACGACGGTTTTACCGCTTCCTATTGCAAACATGAATTATTTCAGTTAAAATGTTGGTTAGATGATGTTTATCTCAAGTTGCCAACTTTTGTAGGGGAAGAAAAATGGGAACAAGATCGAGTGGTCCAAATATTAAAGCGGTAAAACTGGCTCGATGCAGTATTTGTCGAGAAATTCCTCGTCCAGATTGTGACTGGAATCAAGGTCGTTGTCCGCATCGGGTGCCCGCAATCAGTTGGGCTGTGATTCGTAACTTTGTAAATTTTTTTAAGAAAGCCAAATGAAAGAACTCTGGGTAGAAAAATATAGACCAAGCACTGTGGATGGTTATGTGTTTGTGGATCAAGAACAACGCAATCAAGTAGAAAATTGGATTGCCAACAAAAGCATTCCACACCTGTTGTTTTCCGGCGGTCCTGGCACAGGAAAAACAACCTTGGCCAAACTGTTGATCAATCAACTGGGCATAGACGAATATGATGTGCTGTATGCCAACGGCAGTAAAGAAGCAAGAAAAATTGAGTGGGTAGACAAACTGATCAGTTTTTGTCAGACCATGCCGTTTGGATCAACCAAGATTGTGTTGATCGATGAAGCCGACTACATGAACAAAGATTCAGTTCAACCGGCCATGCGTAATCTCATGGAAGAATACAGTCACAGTGTGCGATTCATATTGACTTGTAACTATCCCAACAAGATTATTCCGCCGATTAGAAGTCGATGTCAAGAATTGTCAATACCCAAAACTGATCATACAGAATTCACAGCCAGGGTGGCCACTATATTGGTAGAAGAAAAAATTGATTTCACAATTGACACTCTTGATACCTATGTCAAAGCAACCTATCCAGATTTGCGTAAATGTTTGAATTTGGTACAACCAAACAGCATATCTGGCAACTTGATCATGCCCAGAGCCTCTGACACTGCTGCAGGTGACTGGAAATTGGATGCAGTATCTTTGTTCAAATCTGGACGACTACGTGAAGCTCGTACTCTTATTTGTCAGCAAAGTAGTCCCGAAGAGGTCAATGACATCTTTCGTTGGATGTATGATAATTTAGATTTATGGGGACAAAGTCCGGAGCAACAAGATCAAGCCATCTTGATCATACGAGATGGCTATTTGAACGTACCCAGTGTGGCTGATCAAGAAATCAATCTCAGTGCGACTTTGATCAAGTTATGTCAGATCGAGTAAAGGTTGCATTTGTTGGTTGTAGTTTGACACGTGGAGATGGATTTGCCATGGCCTATTTGGCACCAGAAATATGGCCCAATATCATTTCCAGAGTGTTCAATTATGATTCACGTAATTTGGCCATAACCGATGCTAGTAATCTGCGTATTTTTCAAACTGCCTCTGCAGCAATAAAAAGCAAGCAGTACGAACTGATATTTTGTCAGTGGACAGCATTGGATCGCATGTGGACCAGTCCTGCTCCAAATGTATGGTATTGCTTGACTGATGATAAAAATGACAGTTTTGAATATCAAAATCTCAAACTTGATCCACACGAAAAAAACGAACTGACACGCATGATAAAAATGCTCAACCATGACTATCAAAACATCATGGAGCTGGTGGATTATGTAAATGTTTTAGAAGATTTGGCCAGGCATCACCAAGTCAAACTTGTGCATGTCAATGGTATGATTCCATGGAAATCAGATCTAGGCGATGCCACTGTGGCACAAGATTTTGATCGTATGAGTGCGTATACTCGACAGGTTTTGGACTTTGACAATCGCACCGACGATCAAATCAAACCACTGTTTGAAACTCTACACAAAAAATTTATCACCATGAATACAAAAAATTGGGTCAATGTTTTTGATGCGTTCATAGACAAATGCCAAGATTTTGCACCAAAAGGTCAGTATCCTGGCACAAGATCTCAGGTGATAATCAGCAACCAAGTAAGAAGTTTCATACACAAAGGACTACTATGAGATATCTATTATTAACCTATTACACCAAACCATCTGGCAAAATTGACGAAGTCATGACCGTGGCCAAAAAGTTAAAATCTCGAGACTGGCGCATGACCAATGTAATTTTGGACTTCAAAGATCAAAAAGTATTGTTGTGTAGCGTAGCTGGACTCAGCGCCACCAAGGATTGGGACATTGTTGTTGGCTATTACTACAAACATTATGCCGCAACCATTGAACGCTTGTTTCAAGAAAATGGTCATATGCTTGATGATCAACCGGTGCCGTCGACCTCGGACGCATGATTGAATTGCTACAAGGACTTCATATTGAGCCGACCAACATTTGCACTCTCAAATGTTCTGGTTGTGCCCGTACTAGATTTATTGATCAATGGCCGCAACACTGGCGTAACCACAGTCTTGACATTGATCAGTTACTGACATTTTTAGACATTGATCTAACCAACAAACAGATCCTGCTAAGTGGCAACTACGGAGATCCAATTTATCATCCAGAATTTATTGAATTTGTTGAAAAACTAAAACGCACCGGTGCTCACTTGAGCATTGTGACCAATGGCAGTTACCGTCAAGCTGACTGGTGGAAACAGCTCACTGAACTACTGAGCACCAACGATACAATTTATTTCAGTATTGATGGCGTTCCAGAAAATTTTAAACAGTATAGAAAAAATGCCGACTGGGAAACCATCAAGGTCGGCATTGAAATTGCGGCCAGCAGTGCCTGCCGAACAGCATGGAAATACATACCTTTTAAATTCAATCAAGACAACATTGAGCAGGCACGAGCGTTGGCAAAGGATTTGGGCATGGATGAATTCATAGTGGATCCCAGCGATCGTTATGACGAACAAACCAAAGATTTAGTTCCGTATCAGTCCAACATGGTTGGGGCAAGATACGAATCCATGGAACTTTGGAAAAAACAAAACGCAGTCTCTACGTTAGATCCAAAGTGCCAACCAGGCACTCAACATTTTGTCACAGCTACCGGGCACTACAGTTCTTGTTGCTATCTGGCCGATCATAGGTTTTACTACAAAACTCAATTTGGAAAACACAAACCGCAATATGACATAACCACTACCACGTTGAGTCAATTGCTAACAGCACCCAGTGTGGTAGAATTTTACCAAAATCTCGACCAAAATCCAGGTTGCCAATACAATTGCCCTGCAACCAGTTGACCTAAAAATACATTTGTAGTATAATAAACGTATGAAAAAATTAAAAAATCTGGATCGACTCATTCTTACCGATTGCGATGGTGTGTGTCTGGACTGGGAGTGGGCATTTAATATTTGGATGCAGGAACACGGGTTTGAGGAAGTTCCTGGTAGCAAACTCAGCTACGATATGAGCATACGCTACAATGTCAGCAAAGATCAAATTCGCAAGTTGATCAAGGTGTTCAATGAATCAGCTGCCATTGGATTTTTGCCGGCGCAACGTGATGCCATGTACTATATCAAACGCTTGCACGAAGAATTTGGTTACAGATTTCATGCTATCACAAGTTTGAGTCTTGATCCCAATGCGCAAAAACTGCGTGAAATGAACCTACACAAACTGTTTGGTCCCACAGCCTTTGAACGAATTGTGTGCCTGGATACCGGAGCTCACAAAGACGAGGCCTTGGAAGAATACGAAGGCACCGGTTGCTGGTGGATCGAAGACAAGCCCGAAAATGCCGAAGCCGGCTATCGTACAGGACTGAAATGTCTGTTGATAGAGCACGGCCACAACATGAATTACGATCATCCTGGCATTACCTTGGTCAAAAATTGGCGCCAAATTTATCAAGTTATTACGGAGCAATTACAGTGACACAACCAAGAATTACCGAAAAAGATCTAGAAGAAAAAAACTGGCACGAGTTGTTTAATCGTGCTGACAAACACGTGGCAGACAAATACCAATTGGACATTGATGATGCTGGAAATTATCAACTCAAGAAAATGTGGGAAGAAACATTTGTTGGCATCACTGTGGAGTTAGATGCCAATGGAAATTTTGGAGACATAGTGTTTGATTCCGAAGAATCTTACACTATGTTCCTGTCACAATTTAGTTAATCAGCATAAAGTTGCAACACTGTTCCAATTATGGCATGTCGTTGTACATCTCGAGCTTGTAACTCGCAAACAGCAATTCCTGGAACACCCCCTTCCTGCAGTCTTTGACACAGATCCATGAGACCATTGTCGCCGTGACTGCGATCAGCTTGCTCGACATCGCCAGTGATGATGATTTTGGAATCTTGACCTATACGAGTCATCAACATTTTGCACTGTGCTGGTGTGGCATTTTGCATTTCATCTGCAATAA